CCCCTCTAATTTTTACGTTAGCGTCAACCATGTTTTAAGTCCCTAAAAGCAATACTTCGCATTGCGAAGTGCCTGAAATGGCAACAATGTACATCTCAAAAATGCTTGCTCCGGCAGTCCGATACATAAGATTACCAGGCACAACCATCCACCTCCCAGGCGCTATGATTACCGAGCACTCTTTTCCCCTACTGAATGTTGCAGCCTCATCATTTGCCGAAGTGACTAACGCACTAGAAACAGCAACCTCGTTTACGCTTGTGACGGTGGTTACTTTTCTTGTTCCCCTGTTGTCTGAATTGGTGGCGTTCCCGGTGTAAAGACTGTCACCAACTTCGGTATTAGCGAAGCTGCTCTGGCTATTCTTGTCCGTAATGGTTGAGCCCGAAGAATTGAAGCTAAAGCCCGCAGTGGTGCTAACGCCTCCAGGGTTGGCGATTGTTTCAAGGTCGGACAACCATGTTGCCTTAATTGAGTTGGTGGTCCCTAGATTCTTAATAAGAATGGTTGAGACTGCCGCAAGATTTAGCGCAGACGCGCTTAAATCAAGATTTAGCCCTGGCACCACCGTGGGAACCGTTAAAATTTGAGAGTAAAAAGAAGCCGGTGTGCTTTCTTGGGCACCCCCGGAGGTTCTTGTGATTGGGTCGGAGTAATTTGCGTTATTCGAAAAAACCCCCTCTACAGTTATTCTCCCATAAGCCATTGCATCACTCCGCTGTTGTTCCAGTTACTCTGAGAGTCCCGCTTGTTCCGCCACTAGAATACTTCACGCGCAAGAATGGAACCTTGTAATCGTAAACAAAAACATAAAGGTCATCGACCGTCATTGTATGTTGGTCATACTGGACCTCGGTTTCAGTTTGACGAATAGGATCGACAAAGACGTAATAGGTCGTAATCGTCCCCCCGCTGGTATCACTAACGGTCGCATGGATTGACATTTTTTGGTTTTTAACAACTCTTAAATCCATGACCTGCTCATTGGTCAAAGAACCGGTATATTTTTTCTGATAATTAATTGTATGCACTGTGGCTATCCTTTTCTTAAGCGAATTTATTAGATCTTAAATTTGACTGAACCGCGTTTACATCTGTTTGCATTAAAAGTTCTGTCCTCCCCTGAGAGGCTGAAGATGGCTTAACTCCCGCCATCGACCCTTTGGATTCTACTTTGTATTGAGCTTGTTGTCTTCGCATAAATGCAGCGTTTTGGTATGCCACCATGGGGGCATCGTAAAGCTTGGCTAAGCTATCAGCTTCGGATGTCGATAAAGGTTTTTCTCTTTCCGAGACCTCTTCCTGCTGAACAGCCTGGATTTGCTCAAGGAGAGCTGGGTAGATATGCCTTATCGCTTCAACGGTCTCTTTCATCACTGAACCATTCGCAAAGTCTCCATAAAAAGCATTGATTGGGTCTATGGACGCGACAAGGTATCTCTCAAATTTAGCTAATGATTCTTGGTCAAGATAGGAGTCCCGGTAAAGCATGGGTTGCAAAGTACTGTAGGGGTCTCCTATTTTCGGAGATTTCTCCTGTAGAAACTGAACCATTCTGGATTTGGTTGTAGCCACTTGCACCGCTACCTCTGGAGCTATCGTTTCAAGTTCCCCCAGCTCCATATTTAGATGCGACGCAAGTTTTTCAGGATCTTGCGCGAATGAGTCAATCTGCCCGATAAGGCTTCCCATGACCTCTTCTTTAGTGTCGCCTTTCGGCGGCTCCCCGGTGAATGTTATTGCGGTTAGGGTTTTGATTGGAAGAGGTAACGCGATGGCCGCTGCTCTAGCTGCTGTTCCTTTGGCTGCTTCGGAGGCTCTTTTTCTTATTTCGGCTATAGTTGCTTCTCTTCTTTTGGCTAGCTTGGCCAAGCTTCGAGCGCCAGCAGTCGTAAGAGATAGGCCACGCTCTCGAAGGTATCGGTTACCGACTGCCCCGATTGATGCTCCCACCATTCCACCAAACGGCCCCCCTCCGAATGCACCAATGCCAGAACCTGCAACGGTCATAAGATGGTCGCTTAGAGAGAACTTTCTATTAGCTTGGGCGCGCAGGGCTCGGTCCTCAACAATTTTCCAGAATTCTGATGCGTAGCCAAATTCGTCTTTAAGCTTTCTGAACTCCTGCATTGACGTTTTTGCTTCGCCGCCCAAGTCTTCTATTATTTTTACTACTTCTTCTGCAGCGTCGTCTGACTCGTTGCGCCAGATATTTCCTATTTTGCGATTTAGTTTAGAAACATCTGATGGCCTGGTGGCGTCAAACCCTGAGCGGCCCCAATACTGGTTCTTAGTTTCAATAGTGTTTGGGAGTCTCATTTTGAGAAACTCTCCGCCGCCTTTATGGGTAAGGCCCCAAATCTCATCTATCTGGGAAGCGGTTAGCTCCTCCACATCCAAGAGGAAGTCGTCAACTACTCTAACTCCTCTGCCTTCTTTACCCATCGTATGCTTTGCGTTTATGAAGTCCCGATACTCTGGCCCCCGCCAATCCGTGTAGCTTTTCATTCTCGCCTGCAAAGGTTTCCCGCCAAGCTCTTGGTGCCTTCTTAAGTCTTCCTTTAGGCCAATTTTCTTAGCTTCGATAATGGCATCATCTAATGCGTTTCTTTCGGCGGCAGTGGTTGCGTCTGGGAATTGTGCCTTAATCTCGTTAAGCTTGTCTACAATGTTAGAAGAGCTCGCCCCCATAGTGGGCTTGGTGTATTTATCCACCTCTGAATAGAAACCTTTTAATTGATTTCCTATCCTATCTCTCGCTGCCCCTAGCTTGGGAGCCATATCTTCCCAGGTGTCCGTTGCGCCAATAAGCGGAACCTGCTGCCCATCAACGTCGGTCTTGGTGTCGGTAAGCCACCTCTTAGCCCTCCCGAGCCATCCTGGGTCGGCAGCATCTCGCTTGCTAAGAATCCTTTGGCTCTTCAGCATGGCACCGAGAGACTCAAATCCTGCTTCGTCGGCTACGCCTTTAAAGAATTCCTCTGCGGTATTAAACACTTTTGGAAGAGTTACAGGGTTGGCCGCTGCTAAAGCTTTCTTCGCAGGGCCGCTGGCTTTCCTCATGGCGGCAACTACCGGCACACCTAGCGCGTTCAGTGTTCCGCCGAAAGCGCCACCTATAAGGGCACCTTCCGTCATTCGTGCCCCAAAATGGGACGCAATTGATTGACCTGTTAGCTCGGCTCTTTGCAGTGATAGCTCATGAACAGCCTCGCCTGCGCCATACATCGCACCATCCAAAGTGCCTTCTACGCCTGCTTTGACGGTGCTTTTAAGAAGTTTTTGCCCAAAAGTTTTTTCGGCTAATTTTGCTGCCGCTTTCGCACCGCCCGCTTCCGCCAGTGCTGCGGCCCCCCGGACTCCGCCCCCTACGATTCCACCGGTCCCCAAGGTCCCTAGAAGCGATGCCCCTGTTCCGACAACTTCGCCCGTAAGCATGGCTCCTGGCTGGAAGGCTTCATATGCCTCTACGTCGGCACCAAGGGCTTGAGCTACGGGGGTTGATAGGCCAAAAGTTAAACCTTTTGCCGCCCCTAGTGCAGCAGATTTTAACCCAGGCAAAAATCCCGTGTACTCTTTTCTCAGCGCTCGTGCGTCACGGGATAGTTGAGACTCTAGCGTGTACCCATCATCCAGGGCGTCGTAGACTCCCTCCATGCCGACGTCTACAATCTCGCCGTCTGGGCTCAGCATCTCTAAGCCATGGTCACTAACAAGGCTTGCAGGGAGATTAAACTGCCCTGATTCCAGATACCGGGAAACCTCGGAGTCTGGGACGGTGACAATTTTATTTGTCTGAACGTTTACTAATTCAGCCACAATTAACCCCTACTTACCGCGTGATTTGGCTAATGCCATATCTGCCGCGCTCGCTCCGCGTTCGCCTTTTTTTCTCACTGTGTACTTCTTTTCTCCGCCCCAAGGCTCATAGTTTCCAAGCGCTCCGACTGCCCCCATAAATCTGTCATTTGCAAAACCCTTAAGCGCTTCTCCGTAAGCCGCGATTCGGCTACTATCCCCCTTAAGCCACGTAAAAATGCTCTCTGGAATTGATTCGTCTTTAGGAATAACTGATTCCAGAAATTGCCTCTCGAATTGCTGGAGAACTCCCATCCCGAAGAACTTGCCCTCACCATGAACCAGGGCTTCACGAAGTCCTTCTGCCGCTGCCCTCGCCTCGGACCCTGGCATCCATGCTCCGTCTGCACGGGTTGATTCAATATATTTATCAATAGCAACGGTAAGCATATTCGCTTTTTCGCGTTCTGCGAGGAGCAATTTCTTCTCTTCGGGATCTTGCTTCTCAAGCCCATGCTTTCCACCGACCCATCGGATTGGTTTCCCTTGCATATCGTTAATCCCGCTGTACTGCAGAGCCAGCGCTCTTTGAGCAGCTTGCTTGGCCTTATTGTTAAGGACCTCACCTTTTGCCTGGGCCTCAGCCGCAAGAGCAAAAGCTTTTTGCTGATTAATTTTACCGGATATCTGAAGTCCCTGCGCATTTAGCTGCTGGGCGGCAACGCCCCACTCTGCGGCAGCCGTTGCCAAGGTTGCAACTTCATCGCTGTTGTACTTATCCATAAAGAACTTGTACTCATTCATTACTCGCGTAGGCGCATCTCTTTTATGTTGAAACATTTCCTTTTGAGCCGCAATGTCGTTAGCGATAGCTTTATTATATAATTCAAGTGCCGGGTTTCTGCCTGTTCTTGTTGCTGCCCATGAGCCAGCCCCAACCGCTAGCGCAGCCAATATCTTTGACCCTGCATTTCCAAAAGCTCGACCAGGGTCGATAGCTTGGGCCTTCTCCAGTTTCTTTTTTGCTACGGCGGCCCGGCGAAGAACATTAGCGGCACCTTCGGGGGAGATGTCCCTTCTTCCTGCTTTAATGTCTTCGTTCAGCCTAAGCTCGTACTTCCAGTCTTTTATCTGTTCAATGGACGCGCCTGGGTACTGCCTGGTTAGCTTGGCGTCCGCCATATCTTCATCAAACTCGATACCTGCTAATCTTTTCTGTTCCTGCGTATCTTGCCGAATTTGAAAATTTCTCTCAGCCCTTGTTAGCTGCTCGTCGCCAAATCGCTGCATAAGCTTTTTGGCCTCTACGTCGCCCCTTTGCTTTTCCAAATTACCCATGCGCCGATAAGCCGCAGCCGCTCGATGGTGCCCCCCCACCATTGGGACGTAAGGAAGATCGCTACCGTCGTCGTCTGCGGCGGGTCTCGCCGGCACTGACACCCCTTGAACGGGAGGCGGGGGGCTGGCGAGTGCAGTTTCCGGGGGCGCAACTGGCTGTCCTAACGGCCTCTCCCCTAGCTTGAAGTCTATACCGGTTCCTGTATCGTACGCCGCCTTGCCACCTTCTCCGTAGAAAGCCTGCTCTAAAGCCCCTGGCCTAGATGCTCGGTCCTTAGCGATGGCTTCTTGGATAAGGGCGTCTTCCGCAGCCCATTTCTCTTCTTGCGTCAATTCCCCAGGCAATTGTTCGAAAGGGATGTACCCTGCTGCAGCTTCCATAGATGCTATGGCCTCCTCCTCGGCCTCGGCCATAGCTTGCGCCTCTGCTTCGGCTAATTGCTGCGCTACTAATTGTTCATCGGCCATTTACTTGTCCCTCTCAAGATCATCTATTCGTTTATCTAAATCAGATAGGGCTTTGGTCTTCATTATCTCTTCTACTTGGCTCTCGGTCATTTGTGACGATTGACCTGTTCTTGTCTTCCCTCCAGGGACATCGTACCGGCTCGGGTATCTAGGGGCTCCTCTATACCAGGGAGACCCTGCTGTATGCTCTCTCCTTATGGCGGCCAGCTCCATCCACCCGTCCTCATTACTGCGGGGACCACGTATTCCTACTGTCATCCCAGGGTACCGTATCCTACGCTCATCAATAACGGCATCGGCATAAGCCGGGTAGTTTTTCTCTGGAATCTCAAAGCGTGGGTCAATGTCCTTAATGGCCCATCGCGGCGCAACTATTTGCTCGGGCGCAGGAGGGCCCTCCCACCCGCTTGTCCATTCGTAGGTAGGGACGTTGCCTTTATCTTTATCGGCTAAAGCCTTTAAGAGCTTCTTACTCACATCTTCAGGGAGAACAACCTCGCCTCCATGGGCTATGATCGGAACCGCTTGATCCTTATGTCCTGGGACAACTCCGCCCTCTTTAAACAAGCCGAACGCAGTCATCAGGGCTCCACTAATCCCCGAGGATGATGCTTGTCGTTTTGCCTGAATCGCTTTTTCTCGACGAACTTGCGCGTCCACTACATCATCTTGAATTGCTTCAAGTCTTTGTTGCTCAATAGCTTGAGCTTGGGCTAACTGATCCGCTGCCATTTCTCGTGCACTTTGCTGGCTCTGCAGTCTTTGCGCTTGAACCAATTGAGGCGCTTCTCGACTAATAGCAAGTTGTCCTCCCCGTGCCATCCTCCCCCGCGCTCCTGCGCTTGAAAAGGGGGAAGCTTGCCCAAGGCCGTATGCTTGTTTGCCGCCTCTCGCCAGAGCTTGTTGCATTCCGGTAACGGATTGATCGTCAATTTGCCCCCTTCCAATGCTTTGAAGGCGAGAAATCTCTTGTTGGCGCTGTTGCGCCATAGGATCGTTTACCTGTCCCCCGAACGTGCGGTTTGCCTGCACGTTGCTTGGGTCCGTTCCCATAATCTCCCCAACGATTCTTTCTCCTCCTGGGGCTCCTGAGAGAACGGAAAATACATCTCCCCATCCTAAAGGTGTACTAAAATCTGACATATTATTGTCCCCCCTCGTATAGGTCTGTCGTATAGCTTCCGTAATCAAAGTCTTTGGAAAGTGGGTCCATTGACCTCTCTGGAGTAGTGCTCGATTGGTGCCGGCCCCATGCTTCGGCGCCTTGCTCCCCTAGTACGGCAGCACGTTGGGCCATCATAGCATTAGCATCTTCAACGAGCCCCAAGTTAGCCAGTTCTATGGCTTTTCGTCTGCCGGCTTCGGCTAAAGCACTTCTTAGTGCGAATTGCGCCTGTCTTCCGTAGGCTCCCCCAAGAACAGCGTTAATCCTCTGTTGCTCCGCGCCCATGGTTCGGCCCCCGGCCTGTCCTACCTGCGCCTGAGAGGGAGCTAGGCGCCCTAGGCTCATGGCTGCAGATAATGGGGAGCCCCCGCGCATAGATCTATTCCCAGATCTCGCTATTCTATCCATATTTAGGCGCGTTAGTGTCTCTCCCGCCGATGGTCCGCCTCGCTGGTTTCTTATGTCGGCTAGCGCTTCTTGCGTTCGTGGGGTGTAGACGTTAGGCGCTGCTGCGGCTTCTGCCGAAATTTGGCGTGTGGCGTGTGGCTTGATGCCAATCCCTAGTGGGTCCAAGGCAGTAAGAACGCCTTCTTCGTTCTCGTCCCAGGTGCGCTGCATCCCTGCCGGGGTTCCCCTTCTTCCGGTGTTTGGCCTCGCCGCTGCTTCTTCTTCGCTTACTGCCATATCTTTCTCCTACGTCAGTGTCCTGGTTTCACCGACCTTAAATGAACCACCTGGGCGAACTCCGAATTGTATAGATATCCCATCAAGCTGGTAACTTTCGAAAGTCCCCGATGTCGGCGCATCGCTAATAGTAATCTTTATTGCTCGCGCTTTTTGAACCGCAACATGTTGCCTAAGAATGTACGGTGCCGGGGTAGACGAAGTAACCACTAACGTTTGCGCGTCTGCCACCGATTCATCGTAATTGGTGTAAATCGTCGAGTTTAAAGTATGGTCAGATTTATAAGTGCCGCTGATCAGAACATTATAGAATCTTACCAAGTTAAGAAATTGGTCCGAGCGGAGCCACGGAGTCGTTATAAGAAGACTAAAAGTCAAAGTTGAAAGCCCGATATCCGTGAAACCTGTGTTCTGCTCTAACAGGTATCCAGTAGGAATCGAGAAATTGAATGTCCCATTATGAACCATCATTCCCGTTGGGGTTATCGTTGAGCCAAAGGCTGAGTAGCGGGGCTTCCATATTGACCAAGCGTCAAACACGTAATTATAGACAAGCACCGCAATAGACTTTATTCCCCCTGTGGTCAGCCCGATATAGACCTCTCCCTCGGAGTCGTTAACCACCATCCGAGTAGGCTCGTAATCGTCAATAGTGTCTTCGACCGGAGCTCCAATCCATTTCATTTGCATTGAGGGGCTTACTTGGTAAATCCCCCCTTTGGCTCGGTACAAAAACCCTATGGGGGAGTTAGTTCTAGCGCATCCCGCGTTAGCCCCCGAGTCCCTGGAAAAGATAGTTGGCGGAGAAAAGTCTGTTCCCACTCCAGCAGAATTCGGCCCATCTCCAGCGAGGAAGTAAGCATTATCATCGGTAATCACGATGACATAATCGCGCACCGCGCCTATGCACGATATTTTGCCCGAGTAATTGTCGATAGGCTTAACCTGCTGTTCTGCGAACTCTACAGCAATGCCGGGGAGAAGTTTCTTGCTGTACCAAACAGACCCTTCAATCGTAGCTAAGAAAATTCTTTCCTTATGAAGCACGATGTCAGTAGGGCATGGAGCGCAGATATTCCCGAAGATGTCTCCCGCTGAACCTGTTGTGTAGATCTGCTCATTGTCCACAATTGAGATGTCTGCCAACTCTGAGCCAACTATATCCTGGGAAGAGGAGCCCATATCGGCTTCAACATCTTTGACCCTGTACCAAATTGAACCAGGCCCTTCTTCGGTTCGAAAGATAACAATGCGGGGGTTGCTTAAGCTGTTAGCATTTCGTTTTTGCGTCCATTGGGGAGTATAAACTGTGAGGGTTATTTTTTGATTCGAACCGCCACCACTAAGGGTCGTTTGAACAGGGTCCGAAGGGTAAGACCGCTGAACCGCTCCGTTGGAATTTGTCCACTCGTAACATACTTGGAAGGACCATGTTCCATCCTCCAGAGTGCCCCCGGTTCCGGCAGTCGTAATACTCCTAACTTGTGGGTAAGTGAGAAATCCATTCTCTTTCATCCAGTCGCCGCCGTACTCCCAAAGGACTCCCCCAGCCATCAAAAGAGAATTTCCAGCCTCAGCGTAAGGGAGGTATCGGGCAGGGGCAAAATCGAGTGCTGCCACGGAAGAGTTGAACACGCTTCTGTTTTGCATGGTCGACCCGCCGGCAATGGTAACACCGGCATATTTAGAGGAACCGAAAAGGTATTCATTGGCAGCAGGGATTTCTATTCGAGAGACAAACCAGAAAAGGGCTCTCCCGTCTTCGTAGATAGGAGCCCAATCCGTAGAAGGGCAAACTCCGCCTAGCCCGGTGCCACCTGCTGCGACGACGTTCCCATCAATATCGGCAATGACATTTACAGAAGACCCAAAATTGGCAAATGTTATGTTCCCGCTTCCGTGGATAACACTCGATGGAGTGATTGCGTAAGTTGCCCCAAAGTAAACTTTCCCATTGTGCTGAAAAAGGTCGGTCGTTATTGTCGTAAATTTACGCAATGACGCTGCCGCAGTGTCTAAACTACCATCGCTAACGTCTATCTTTGACGTAGCAATAAAGTGCTCGTTAGCTTGTCCAGGGTCGGGGCTAACGAGTGACGCTAGCGGTGCGTGAGTCTGCCCGGTGAAAACGAAGTGGGTGATGTCGGTATCGTTCTCAGACCCGAAGCTGCCAGAGATTAAAACGTGGCTTTCAAGAATTTCTAAATCAGACCCTACTTTAGCAAGGCTGTGACTATAAACCTGCGTCTTGATTTCGGGAATGCTCTTCCCGGTATCATACGCTGTAAACGCCACGCAAATTTCGTTGTCCTCGCTCCCCATTCCGGCCCTACATACTATGTGGCTCAATGTCCTCGATTTACCATCATGCCCCCCATCCTTTGCCTGAAAGTAGGGCTCTCTTTCGATAACGGTATTTCTCCCACGGTATCCAGGTTGGCCCCCCTCTAGGAACTCGGTAATGGCACCACCCGACTGCATAAAGTAATCTGCGCGATAAGATGGTTGCGTATTGGTGGCTACAACGGTCGGTCCAGGGCTCAACCTAAAAACCACTGCACCATCTGCCAAGCTGTCGTTCGCTACGTGGTCTACGATGAAGAGCGGGAAGGTGGCGTTAACGTGGAAAATGATAGATGTGGAGTCCATCGCCGGAGAGGTGGGGGTTAACGCTGCGGCAACTCCGGTGTTCGTATTCACCACTGACGCATGAACCCCCATCCGATTCACACCAGCGTAATTCGACTTAATCGTTACTGTTCCGGTTTCCGAGCTCCCGCTGTAGGTGTCTACTATGGCAAAAGTATTTGTATCTGGGTCTATATCAACGGCTAAGTGATTTCCGTTGTGGGATGTCGTCCCTGCTATTGTAACAGCATCCTTGTAATTGAGCCCTGCGACGGACGTACATGTGATTGTTGTGAGCCCCGCCCCACCTGCGGCTGTTCCGGTAATGTTTACCTGTGATGTAACCGCATCGCAGTCACAAAAGAGAATGTAGATGTACCCGGCAATCGCCACGCATTGAACCTGCGGGTTGAAGTAATTGCTATCATCATATTGAGCCATCGCCTTGGTGACGCTGATTCCCGCTGCGGGGGTAACTCTTGTCCTCGGGACCACTTCTAATCCGGTAGCCTCATCAATAACGCGAGCGTAAACCTGCCAAGGGATGTCAGCGGCCCCCGTGTACTCGGGGTCCGTTTCCGACCAAGCCTCGACTCGATAGTTATTGGCTCTCGCTATCTGGAGGGGAGTAGTTGTAACCGAGTCATTGTTGTAGACGTAGGAATCTTCAAACGTGCATCCGGTAACCCTCCCACGATCAACCCAGGTTCCAGAATTAGCCCTAGAGAAAGCATTATTTCCATCAAAGATAATCCGCTCATCTTGATAGCTAGCACATTGCTCGCTCGCATCAATTGTTCCGCTAATCTTGGAGTTGGCTAATCGAGTGAACCCATTTCTTTTCTGAACCTGGCCCGTTTTACTGAACTTGCCATTATGGCAAGTAGCGAGCTTCGGGGGCTGAAGATGCTTGTCCGAAGCCTTCTCGTCTATGCCGCTCGTCAGCGGCCAGGATTTCATTTGTTTTTGTAGGGGCATCAAAACACCCACAAATCCACTTCAACGGAGGAAGCGGCGTTAAGGGTTAAAGTTTTTGTGGCGTTTTTATTGCTGTCTTGGTCGTCGTAAACCACTGCATTACCCCTTCTTCGGATTACTATAAATCCCTTCGGAGCTCTCCCTAGCCCATGCCTAATAACTGTCGCCCCATCAATCGTTTGTTTTGTTATGAGAACACCATCGAGCAAAAAGGCATCTTGGACCTTTTGCATGATAGGCTCCGCGTTATCCTGCAATTCTTCGATTACACGGTCATCGGCGGTAACACGCTTCCAAGGCTCCATTTCAATGCTCTGTCTCAGGCTGGGTTAAGACCTCAACCTGCAATAGTTCCATGGCGCGGTCCCTAATCTCGTTATCGGACAGTTTGTCGATGGTGGAAATCTCCACCCTTGAAACGGCATCATCGAGCCCAAGGTAAAGGGTTCGTCTTGCCTGAATGTCGAGTAAGATTTTAGCGGTCTTAGTACACCACCCTTTTAAGAGGTGGTCTTTGGCTTGTTCCAGAAGCCGATCGAGCCGCATTAGCTCTTGCTCTTTAATCTGGTCCCGCGTCTCGGCGGTCATCTCTCGGCAACGCCTAAGCTCGTCTTCAACGAGCTTATACGCATACGCGGAAGAGATCCCCATGGTGTCGCCTATTTTATTGTAGCTAAACCCTTTTAGCCGCAATTCTAGTGCGACTTGAGAGTTCTTTATCTTCCTACAGGCTGCTTTACTGTTCTTATTCGTTTTCGCCACTTAGACCCCCGCGTCGTATTGGATAAACTTAATATTCGACCCCATTATTCGATAGCGCATTAAAAAAGCTCCGGGGTCATAGGCAAACCCGACATCGTTCCATCGGTGCCCGATGTCTTGAACGGAATCAGGTATCCCTGCATCTCGAGGCTCCGCCAGTGAGATGATTCGATTTTGCATCATCTTCTTTTCTGCCATTAAAGCAGAAGGGTCTGATTCTTCTCGAATCAGAAGCCTGATGGCGGCTCCCAACGCAATATAATCCGGCCAGCCCTTAATCATCGGGGGGATGATGCTCGAAACGGTGTCGGAATCGTTCACCATTAACTGCATTTCAGGAACATACCAAAGCTCACATGTCCCGGCAGTTAAGGGGCTGGTCTTGGCCCCATCCAAAGCCTCTAAATTAAAAGGATGAATAGAAAAACGGCGACCACCGGCAAGGTAGTAAACACGCTTCGCTTTATAGAAGTCGGAAGGAAGGGCATAATTTCCTGTCCCTGCAACCAAAGTGATAGTTTGGGTACTTAAAAAATAGTCTTCATAACTATCCACAAGCAGGTCGTAAAATTCCGAAGCGGCGGAGTTAATGTAATCATTAACTCGCGCCTCAACGGGAAAGTTAGAGCCGGTCATATCGGCGTAATCCAACGCTCGTGCGCGTAAGTCACCCAAGGTAGCTGTACTAGCCATTATGACCTCCCCTAAACTATATTAAACTGCTGGCATCTGAATTCGCACGTTGTAGATAGGTGCCTTGCAGCCCAAGTTTCCTCGGAATGCTAGTCGCGCTTCTACTGAATCTGCCGTGGCAGAACGTAAAATTCGGTTACCATCAAGATTTAAGAACTTCACCGGCTCACCTAGAGTCGCTAAAATCCACTTATCCATTTCAAGCATGAAGCCACTTTCGGCGGGGCACTTGTTTGCGGCTACGACGTTAATCGCGCCAGTATCACCCTGGATGGCTACAGAACGAAAACCAATGTCGGAGACTAGCCCTTTGTGGGTAGTCGCATTCACGGTTTGATAATTCTGTGAGTTATGAAGGTTTTGAATCAAGCTACGTTGCTGAACGTGGTTAATGAATGCAACATTCGGATTCCCACCAACTCGGGCAGAAAGAGAACCGGCAGTAATTAGCCCGTCCTCGATATCCGATGCACTTTGGTCAGTATACTGACCATAAAGCCGTGAATCCACTGAACGGTTTACACCGAAAAAAGAATCGCCGCCGCCAGGCGCAGCGGAGGGAATCCAAGCGGAAAGCCCACTAATACAAACGTTAGACCCCCCGTCTGCCGCATCACCCTGTGCGTAAATAAAGTCACCGTCAGTTGTCACGCTGCTGTACGCAGCGCCGACTGTAACCCTTCCCAGGCTTCGGTTAACGGCACTGACGACAAGCGTACCCGCTCTAAGGCTGCTTCCATCGGTAGCACTAAAAACCAGTACCTGGTTAACATCAAAGTTGGCAATGTCTTCTTCTTCGCCAAGAGCCGCGAGAGTGGTACTCCCATCACTATCGGGATCGATGGCCCCTACCGTGCCAATGGAACCAGTACCGCTTCGGAAAAGCTGAGTCTCAATCGAGTTAGACAGAGAGTTCATCGCTCCATCAATGCTCGCCTTCAATGCCTGAAGGAAAGCCATTGCATCGCCTTTAGAAGCTTCCGCTGCTTCTGAGCCGACTTGTGCAATCGAGTAGTTTGAAACCCGAGTTAAGAGAAAGTCATCCACACTAACTTGGTTAGATGGTGCTGTTCCGGTTGTACCCTGAGCATTTCCGAAGCTTGCACTTCGGCCCTGCGGGTCACCGTAAACGTTAACAATCCGTGTATTCACCGTGGCTCGCAACTTCCACGACCGGGGGTTACACCCCTGCTTTAGCTTTCACCAAAGAGTAGACCATATCTTAGCCCGTCGTAATGACTAGGGCTCCTCCCGCTTCCACCCGCTTGGGTGTACTCGCTTGCGCGATGGTCGTTGAACGTTCCCCCTTGTGGGGGCTTCGCTGCTGATTGTCCTCGACTTGACGTTAGGAGTTTCCAGCAATTCAAGAGGTTTTTCATCGCAAATTACTCTGCGTGAGCCCATTGTTGTTTAGGCATATTGCGACCACCGAAATCAGAACGCTTGGGAAGCATTGCCAATAAGGGTCGTCGAGAAAGAGTTGTTTTGGCTAGGTTGCTAGCAGAATAAATCTGCTTCAACGCTGCGTCGAAATTGGTAACTGTAGTTGCCATTTTTTAAAATCCCTTAATCCGTCCAAGTATCAGACGGAATTAATTTAGCCGCTTCTCTCAGCAACTCGTACTCCGACATTTTTGACATGTCAGGCACTTCCGCTGCTGGTGTAGCCGCTAATGCGTTAGTCAAAGTATTTGGTTTTGATTGTACGCCGGGATTGCTCTTGGCCTCTACTGCTACGCTCTTTGTTTTTTCGGGTGCATCCTGCAACCCAAGCAGTCGTCGCACTGCTTCATTCTTAGATAAGCTCGTTAGTTGCTCCGTTAATTCACTTTGAATTCTACGGGCAGCATCAGTTGGTGTCAACACTTCTCCTTGGTCGGTGGCATGCATCGAAGCCAGGTTAAAAATTAAGGTTTCGCTGTCGGGGTATCCCCGTAAAAGCTCGAACTCTTCACCCTGAAGAACCGACTTTACGTCTTTTTGGTACTCCCGGACGTAGCGCTCATTGGTTTGTTCCTGAATGATTTCGCGCTGCTGCGCCAATTCCTGTCTTAACTGTTGGAGTTCTGACTGGCTTTTGTCAGAATTTCGACGGATCATCTCTTCAGGGGACTGCGCCCCGTCGTTTAAAACCCTTTTAGCCAAGTCGTCAAAGGTCATTCCCTGTTTTTCGAGAAAATTAACAGGGTCTTCTTTGAATCCGCCTTGGTATCGAGAAAGCTCCGCCTTCATGGAGTCCATTTGGGCTTTCATGCTCTCCATTTCGCGGCGTTGCTCTTTAACTTCGGTACGTTCCGCTAAATTACGCTTCTCCGCTGCCTTAATCGCTGCCCAGGACCGGTCAAAATGGTCCGGTTCTTTGGGAGCTTCCGCCGGTGGCGCTTCTTCGGCTACGGGTGTTTCCGGTGGGCTAGCCACATCCTGGCTAGGCTCCGGTACGGCCTCCACTGCCGGGGCTTCTGCTCCTGCCTCGGTAACGGATTCTAAAATTGCTGCTAAATCTGGCTCGCTCATGGTTTTCCTTTACATTAATCCAGGAGGCAAAGCTCCTGGAGGTATATCTCCTGGGGGCGCCGGTTCCATCGGCAGACCCTCTGCACCTGGCGGCATCCCCATTCCTTCGGCTGGCATCCCTTCGGGCCCTGGCATCATCGGCGGCGGAGCTTCTGCGAGTGCTTGAAGCTCGTCAATCTGAACAATCCATCGGCGCAGTAGTTCAACCCGCTCGGATGGAGTGTTGTCTACTTCGGCTCTTAGCAGGGCTAGCGTTGCTCTTTGACGCGCTATGTCAAGATTCATCATTGGGTCCGGGGCTCTAAAATCCCCGTCCTTTAAGATTCGCTCAATAAATTTATCGGTGATATCTAGCGGTGCATTAATTAAGGAGCGGATTTTATCGAGGTCGGGGATATCCAACAAGTGCACCGACATTGACGCAAACTCGGGGCTCACCTGGGCAAGCTCTCGGAGTGCTGCAATTTTACCTGCCGGTGTACCTTCGAGGTACGAGACCGGGGCGCACCGCATGGTGTACATATTTTTCTCGATAGAGACTTCTTTGAAGTTAATCTGTTCTACCGCCTTGTCGCCAGCGGCCAATACCTTAATTGCCCCACCACCGTTCTCTGTAATCGCTCTCGCGGTTTCGTTCATTTGCTCGGCAATGGCTAGGTGGAACCGCTCCCAATTCTGGCCAACGTGCATAAACCGCTTTGAACCAATATCGTTATAGGTTCGAAGGGCCTGCCCTGAATTCAACCCTGCAGGCTTAATCGAGGTTGCTGCCATCTCCGAAAGTCCAACCTGCTGAAAAGCCCTACTGTAGAGGGTATCCAGATATTGAAGGAACATGGGGTTGACCGGGTTGGGGGTAAGTAGGGTGGGGGGCGAATCTCGATAAGTATTCATAGCCCACACCTTATTCGTAACTGAGCCTCCGGCTATCCCGGACCCCTTCTTTGACCACATTTGGCCGGCGCTCACAGTGAAGTGGTCTTGAATCTTCTTAGCGATGTAATTGATTTCGACCTGAATGGTAGAAAGCTCTTCGGCAATACCGGCTCCCCAAAACCCCAAGGGAGATTTTTGCCACCGGAAGATGGCAAAGGGGAAATTGTCCCGGTCCCATGGCTCATCGACAAGGGTGGCGTTCGATATGCAAATCACATGGCGCCCATCGTTGGCGCCGGGAGTAGAGGGGAGATGCCATGCCTCGACGCAACTGATCATATCCGTTACCCCGTGATGGGTAACAAAATCGTCATTTCTAATCAGGTCGGCTGTTTCGATTTCTTTTTTGTATTTAGGCCAAATGCTTGCGGCTACTTCTCGAACAATCTCTTTATGCTGGTAAATGCTGCGCGGGTCTCCCATCATAGACTCTTGGTCATCTACCAAGATCTCATTAGGAAAGACTCTTTCCGCGTGGATTTTATCACCGTAGTGGTAAATCTTCTCGATGCCGGTCCCGAAGATTGCCGCATCCCTGAAGATGTCCAGGCTCATGGCGTATTGGTCGGTAGCGTAAAACTGCCCGTTAATAAACTTGCCCAATGACTCAGCGCGTTGGCGCAAAGTGAAATCGCCACCAATGGTGAGGTACTCCGGGCGCGGTCGATTTGTTGCAATGTGAGCTACCGCAGCGTCGATGACTGAGCGAATAACATTTAGGCGCAAGCGGTCGCCTGCGCTATTAAGGGCATACGCCCGTGAATTAAGCCCTTGCGCCATTCGATTAGAATAAAGGCGCAAGTGATGTAGGTTCGCCTCCCTCTGGTAAACCTGATTCTCGTCTAAATGTTCAACCACTTCAAAAACAGAGCGAAACACGTCCGACTTGTTTAGCCACCAGTGCCTTCTATCGTCACCAAAAAACATAAGAGCCTCCCTTAACTAGAGTAATACATCATTTCGTCGCGCTCTTTTTGCTCTTGAGCCTCATCTTGTTTCCGCTGCTGGCCTTGGTCTTCCAATGTTGAATTAATGTAGGAATTCAACTCCTGCTGATTATACATCTGATTTGCTAAATCCATGTCCTCGGGGGTTTGCGCCGAAGGGGCAAATTCAGCCTCAACCTCGCCGCATTTAATACGCATTACGTTGTTTTCTCTAGCCCACTGGAGAACTTCCATGATGGTTTTGTGCGTCATGCCACTAGCCCTTCCTGCTTCTGCTCTTTGTCTAAAAGCTCTTGGATGGTTTCAGGGATACATAAGATATCAATCTCGATTCGAAACCGGCGCATATGCTTAGGGCGCTGGCTATCCCCCGGTGGGTTGCCTTCTCGCAATTCGTAATGGTTCACGTTGTTCTCGGGGAACCAAAGATGCTTCACCCCCCAATTAGGAGTGAGCCCTGCCTTGGCCTCCTCGATATACCGGTCAACCGAAGTCTTAATGACTCGCATCCGAACGCAGTCGATTTCCCACTGGCTAAGGGGAACGTATTCACCGGGCTGGGCGCAGCGGAGTTTCTTTTTCTCCGGCGCGTCCTGCTTTTCCATGTAGTCGTCAACAATCCCCTCGACTACGTGTGGGGCGTCCAGGACATCAATTTTGTCCGGGTCTGCCATATCGGTTCCGATTAACTCTTCAGGGAGCCCCTTCATATTGTCTGGGACTTTTCGGAACCTGTGCTTGTGTCCTTTTACTTCTCGCTTATTTCCTTTAGCGTCGAAGATATATCTAGCCATTGGTTTTCCTTTTGCTCGCCGCCACTAATGCCTTTAGCAGCTTCTTTTTCTTTTTATACTTTGGGTCTTTTTCTTCCGCTTCCCAACGCTTCGCCATTTCTGGCTCGTTCTTGTGCATCCATCGTCTTTGAGCTTCTGATTTAAAAGGCATTAAGTCCTCCATCCCCTCGGGCAATATACCACTAAATTTTTATCTGTCCCACCATTCATCCGGGGAATTATATTCTTCTAGCTCTTGCGCCAACATTTTATCGCAAATCCAGTTATTATAACCCTCTTCCCCAGGCTTCGGTGGTTCTACCCTTACATCGGAAATCCACTTAGCCAAAGCTCGGGCGACGGCGGGGGCATAATCGCAGTGCCTTTTATCCGCTGTCTCGGGAAAGATAATAGAGATTCCGCTCTGAGTCACACGTCTTTTTACCAGCCGTAAGTCCTTTATCAGATATTGGTCAGGAGGGATTTCCACATTCCCCTGCTGGAACTGGCTCTGCAGCTCCATAAACAAATCAATCTTATTCTGCCTTGTCCACGGCTCGATAACCAACTCTAGCCCATGGGCCTCCGCTAAATCCTTTAAAGCGTCCGCAGCGTACTGATCGGTAATCGCCCAAGCTATCCCGTACTTAAAACAAGCCGCTGCCACTTCCTTTAAAACCTCGCGGGGGCGGAGAGGTTCCATCGCAGTCCCCTGCCACTGCTGTGCGTAGGCTATGATTTTCTTATTGCCTTTGCGGGTGGCGATTACTAGGGTCCATGCGTTGGCTCTAGTTCCTGGGTCCATACTGGCGATGTACTCTTGGTTTTCCGCTGGAGCCAACACCATCTCTTCGCGGGTGGAAGAGTCCAGGTACTGACTCAAAAGGCTTTCCTCGATATCAACAAACTCAGCTAGAACATCAGTCCGGTAGGCGGTGGGGTCAGCTTTCTTTAGCCGCTCGCATCTTTCCTCAGTCCACCAATAGGGGTTGAGGAGGGGGCCGGGAGCCTTGATAACCACTCTTTCCCGATTCGGGTCACCCATGTGCTCCTGCACCATATTGTACACCGGACCCATCGGGGCCCACGGCGAGCCAATCATCGTAATGCATGCACCGGGGAGAAGTCGCCCAACTACCGCAGCTCTCGAATCGTCCAAGTTAATGACCGCTGCATCCTGGCCAGCCATTCTCGGAGCTTCGTCAAAAGTAACCCCGGCAGACCAACGAGCGACCAGTGAAGCTCCAGCCCGCTTCCCACTCACCACCTTAATCTCCACTGGTCTCCCAGAGGGGTGCCTCAACACAATCGCATCCGCTCCGGGTCGCCCGTTGTCTAACCACTTCTTCGCGGAGTTCTGGTCATAAATCAATCGGGTTAAAGCGGGGCTGGCAAGGATTGAACCCATCAGGTGGTTGAGCACAACGTGGGCTAAATCCTTATTCAGGGAGACAATGGAGTACCGGGGGATTTCCCCAGCCCTCAGGTGGTCAACATCACAAGTCTGGCTTGCCCAGATTGCAATGGCCGCAGACATGAATGACTTGGCGGTACGAATCCCCGAGAGCACGACCAATTCTCTAGGAGCTTCGCCAAGGTGGAATTTTCTTAATTGCTCCCATGATATCCCGAGAGCTTCGGCGACATCCTTATTTTTGGCGAGGTACCCCAACGGCTTGCCATCGGCAATCCGAAAGATGGCTCGCTGCAGAGGGGTGGCAGTTTCGAGACCCATCCCCTCTTTGGCGGTGATTAAATCCTCAAGGCTGGTGAAATTTTTTCCACCGAACCTCTTCAGGTACTCCTTAAGGATTTGGTCGTCCGAGTACTTCGCCATCCTAATTAACCTAATTCCACCTAATTAAAACCTAATTAAAACCCAATGAAATCAAGGGTCACATGATTAAAACATGATTAACTAGCAGCCGCTCGGGCGGCTTCCATTTCAGCCTTGGTCCGTCGTTTGCGCTTTGGGGGGGTGGCAGGAACGGGGCCATCTTCCACTACAGCAAAAACCTGTGCCTCTTCTTTCGGGGCTACGCCGAGTACCGCTTGGAGGTCTTCAATCTTCTCGGGAGTGATGGTTTTAATATTATGGATAGGAACAAACTCCGGGGTTTTCTCGTCCCGGTAAACCATCACTCCGTGGGGATGGTGGTAATCAATCTTCACGTTGCCTTTGACTCCGGCAGCGAATCTCTTCAGGTGCATTCCGCAGATATGGTAATAATCCACTGTTGCAAAGCTCTTCAGTTTAACAGGCATTTTCTCTCCTTTAATCTTCTATTGGGCCGAGGTTTTCAATATCTTCTCTATCGGTCATCAGCCAGGTTGTTTCTATGCTATTGATATTAAGCCATCGGTTTAAGTCGGCAACCGAGTACCGTATGAACTCGTCTAAATCATAGTAGCGTGGGCCTATCCCCTTTTCTCGCCATTCGACCAAGGTTTCTGTTGGTATCCTCAGATACTTTGCAGCTTCTTCGGTCAGGACTATTTTCCGTGCGTCGTTGGCCATTTGCTCTCCCTTAAAGTTTGGGTAATTTCGAGGGCTCATACCTTAAAGCCCCCGGATGCTTTTTATTTAGTCTCTCACATACCCTGGTCCAGTGGGTAAACGCGATAGGCTTATTTGTGTTGGTGGCGTGGTCCACCAGTCGGCCAGCTACCTGAGCATGGCGAAAAGCCTGCTTCACAAATATATAGTGAATGAGGTTCTTTCTCCCGAAGCATCCCCAGCCAAAGATAAAACCCTCATCTTCAGGATCACAGGCAATGAAGAATCTTGTTTCCTTCCGGCCCTTGATGGCCTCGACCCTTTCCCCCATAGCCCGGAAAAAATTTGAGGTAGGGACCCAAGGCATCGTTTCCTTAAAAGACCGCTTCCAGGAATCATAGATATAGTTCCAATCCCCGTCTACGGGGTCTCTGAGCTTGA